AGCAAAGTTAAAGCGACTGAACTCGGCTCTATCAACTAGCTTAGTAGGACGACCATTTCTTGTTGACACAAAACCTTCAGGCTTTACTTCATCACCACCGACGCTATGCTCAAATTCTGTTGGATTACCAAGAGCCTTGATTAAGGTATCCTTGGCCCTTTGTAGATGCCCGTGCATCTCAAGACCGGCAGAAAATCCTGGACCATGTTGTCTGACACGATCAATCATGCCATTGAACTGCTCATTCTTTCTACCTTTGGCAGCATCGGTCTTTACCTTTGCAGCTTCAGTATCACGTCTCTTTTCTAGATGCTTTACGTAACCATCAGTGGTTGGTTTAGTACCATCCCTAACTGTGCTATTAATGTACATCTTTAGATGAGAATCATGATCGCTCATTGTGTCTAGAGCTTCAGGAGTAATTCTTCTGTAAGAATCTAGAGCCCGAGCCATATGGCCTTCATATTCCTTTTGTGATGCTTCATCATGCTTGTGATTAACATCAGGACGAACTTCTGGGTTGACTAGATTAACATGTGGATCTTGTCTGAATGCTCCATGGTCAACATCAAATCCGGCTTTCATATCGTCCAACTTCTTGCCGGCATACTTGGTATGAACCACAAAACCCATCTTTGATGCTGCTATTTTTCTACCTTGAGCAGATTCCTTATCAGCACCGTATGTAATTGTATTAGGTGTGAACTTGTACTTTCCGTTTTCATCCCTCAAGTCATCATGATCATAAAGGAAGTCACCTTGGTAAACACCGCCACCATGTGGCATTACCTTAGGTAGATGATCTAGTGCTGACTTGAGTTTTGAAACAAGTCCTGGCGCATGACCATGATTTCTATCTATGTCTTCATGACTATAATTGATCTTTGGATCAGCATTAAATGCAGACTTGGATGCTACAAAAAATCTGCCGGTTTCTGGGTGATGTCCAAAGACCACACTTGGAGAGCCGTCATATTTTACAGTTACTTTAGACTTTGACTTTTTACCACGCATAAAGTTGTGTAAATCATCAAGATTATCCGCTGCATGCTTGATTCCTTCATCCCCGCCATGGATGATATGATCTTCTGCATGCTCAAGATGTTTGAGCTTATCTACGTCTAAGGACTCAGTCAGGAAGTTTGTAAAGGTCAGCATCTTTTCTACCGCTTTCATCTTGTGTATTTAAGTTCGTAGTTGATCCAACCCTGCTTACATGACAGATCAGTAGCTGCAGATTTGTAACCAATGAACTTTAGCTGAGTACTAGCACTGCTCAACCAGTTAAATTTTAACTCTCCATTGAGCCAATCAGTTATATTTAAGTTTCCTTGCCAATAGTCTTTACCGCGCAAAATTTCTTTTATTTGTTCTACGCTCTTTGGATCATTATCCAATGCGGTTGCAATAGCTTTGTTAAAGAAATTACTCATAGTTAATGGCAAATCTTTTATACTTGGATCTTTTTGCTTTATGGCAGTCAATACAAGATTGAGAGTTTCATTATTGAGTTGCTTTTGTAAAGCAAGATCATATACCTTAGATGGATCGGGAACTTCTTTGGACGATAATTTTAAAATATTTCTTATGCCATAAGTGTAGACTATCTGTCTAGATTTATTAAAGGCCAAGCCATTAGAACTAGCAGTTTCTAATATGTCTTTAAAGACACTTTTTTGTAACTTATTTTTATTTTTTATACCAGTTTCGAAAATATTGCTAAAAAAGCTAGCCTGAGCCCCTCTACCAAATTTAGAACTTATTGAATAGTAAGTTCCATCTTGCATCTTAATAAAGCTATCAACACCAGAAAATTGAGGATCCGTAGGTAAGTAAAATTTTTCTGGTGTTCCTCTAAATGGATTGGTTGCAAAGAACTTATTTGTATTTCTTGAAAATAATACCCAGCCAGGAAGTACTTCACCAGCATAAACACCGATTATATTTTTCTTTCTTATGGAAATTTCTGGGTCCCATATAAACTTACCGGTTCTAAAGAAACCTTCAAATGTATCCGCTACTGATTCACCCAATAAATTGTTATTTCTAGAGCCATTTATAATAGACTTTTCTATTTCTTGAGCACTAGTAAAGGCAACACAAGAGATACTTTCACCCATCGAATTGAACTTAGCACTTTTGCCTAATGTAGTAAATACTCTAGAATCTAATTGAGTCAAACTTCCTACAGTCTTTGAATCTGCTTCGGGCTTTGCCAAGACGGTAAGATTATTTATAGTTACACCACCAACCGAACTTTTCCATCCTGGACCTGAAGTTACGTATTTACCGTTTAATGTTTTGGCAATCGACTTCAAGGCATCTCTACGTTCTGTATCCGGAATGTAGATAATCAGTCTCTTTTGTGTATCAGTAACTATCTTTTCATAACCAAGTCTTTTCAGTTCTTCTGTAAGCTTGGCTACTAAATTTATATTAGACATTTGTGCTTTGGAATTCCATGGCTAAATTCTCCACATTACTTTTGTGCTATTTATGCAAAAAGGGGCCGAACCTTGCGGCCCGACCCCTTTGATATAAAGTGTAGCGTTACTGGGCGGAACCCCACCGTACTCCCAGCTCTTCCTTTCGGTTATCCCCTATGCCACAACGATGTCTAGAACATCTAAACGCTACTTCAGTACTGTTATTTATTCACCAGTTATGAATTTTTAATATTAACTTGAAGAATATTTTTGACCATGAAGGATGGTGTCTCACCTTCAAAGCCTGAGCCCTTGTTCAACTTGCTGAGCATAGAAAGTGCCGGCATCTTATGATCAGTAGACATAATGTACTGATCAGTCTTTTTCTCCTTGATCAAGTAGTTGCCAGAATACTGTTCGAGTACATAATTCGGCTTGTTCTTCACTTGAAGTTCTCCATCTTGCTACGATCAAACTTAGAACGCTTCTTGAAAAAGTCAGAGTCACGTTCACCAAACTCGGATTTATCCATCACTGGTTTGTCATCCATTAAGTCTTGTGCTGACTCATCCACATCATATAGTCGCATCTTTGACCTATCCACTCCAATCACAAAGCGCTTGTATCTGGATGGGTCGGTATACCTGTTCTTCAACTGCTTAACCATCAACTGGCTCAATGCTTCTAGTTCCTCACTATTGATAAGGGCAAACATCGAGTCAGCAGTAGCAGGCAGACCAAACGATTCAGACGTATCGGTTAGATCCACATCGCTGTTACTGAAGCCAGAACGCGTAGTCTGTGTTGCAGTCATAATAGGAATATTGAACTCTACTGCCAGACCTCTAAGCTCTTCTGCAATAGCCTTGACGTAAGTATAGCTGTTCACATTTGCTGTATACTTGATCCTGCTAGAAGCACAAATATTGATATAGTCAATATAGACCATGTCAGGTATAAAGTTCTTCTTAAGTCTAAGCTCATTCATAAGGTGTCTGAAGTTTGCAGAACCTGCAGAAGAGGTAGGATATTCCTTGATGATGAGCTTACCGGTAGTCTTACTCTTTACCTTGGCAATCTTCTTCTGGAAAGACTCCAGTGACATCACCGACAATTCTTCAATTGTCACATCGAGAAGATTGGCGTCAATACGTTCTGCAATACGTTCCTCAGCCATTTCCATGGTGATGTATAGAACATTCTTGCCATCAAGTAAGTTACCAGCCGCACAGTGACACATGAATAGTGACTTGCCGACTCCGGTATTGTGGGAAGATACAGATTCAGTAAAGTATCGGTGATTTGGATGATTTACATTAATGTCTACGATGGGAATAAGATCGTACGTCTTTCTCACACTACCTCGCACATATCCATTGCGTGTAAGAAAGTGAGCAGTTTCTATCTTGGATAGCTGATCAGCACTTACCCATCCCACGGTTGTCTCAAATAGATGCTCGGCATTACATCTGATGAGATCTGAGTTATCCTCTAGCTGAAGAATGTACTCTTCATACATTCCCTTATCAATGAAATAGTTTACACCTACCCAACCGTCGGGAGAGTCTACTTCGATTTCGTATCCTTGAGCTAGGAGTTCTTTAATTTTGCCAATAGGGATTTCAGACTCATGCCATTCATTCATCATAAGATGTCTTTCCTTATAAATAGAAATGTAGGTCACGGAGTTGGCGCTCCCACCTACTCTAGAACCATTAGGGAGATTCCAGCATGTACTATATATCACTGTATTATAACCTATGCTCCAGCAGAAGTCAATTAAAAGAGCACTGTGGTAAGGGATCTGGTCTTCATAGACATCATATTGTACCTCGTCATATGGGTGGAACTGATGATCAGAACTTTACATATCTTACACCAAGAGAGCATATTATAGCTCACTTCTTGTTGTGGAAGATACATAAAAATCCTAACGACTTGAGATCAATGCATATGCTTGGAGCAGAACTATCTATCGAGCAAAGAAGAATAGTGGGTATATTTTGTAGAGATAACCAGATAGGTTTCTTTTCCGCCAAGAAAGAAGACCGTGATATCTGGCGAGCAAGAGGCATTGAATCCCAGAAAAATAGCGGTAGTAAAAACTCTTTCTACTTCTGGTCCACAGAGGAAGGAAGAAAAAAGAGATCAGCTATGGGTGGTAAAGCTGGATCTAGAACTCAGATCAAAAATAAAACTTCCATCTTTGATCCTACCGTTCAAAGAAAGGCCGCAGTATTAGGCGGAAAGGCAATGAAAGGTATGATCTGTATTTCAAAAGATGACCACCGCACCAGAGTCAAGCCAGAAAACCTTGAGTTGTTTTTAGAACAAGGCTATAAGAGAGGTTGGTTGTCTTAATTATTCTTTCTCATCCGGATACGGATCTTTGTATCCGGATGAACACAGCCTGCAAGAATTACATTCAGTGTCTTGTTTGGCAAACCGCCCTTTGTGATCTTGTTGAAGTACTCAAGATTGAATGGGACTCGATTTTCCTTGCGGTGGTAGAACTCAAATCGCGACTCTGCATCATCAAGAAAACTATGTCCGATGCTTGTATCAAAACTTACCGCTAGAGCATCAGAAAGGATCTTAGGAATTGCTTCCTTAGTATGCTGCTCATCCTTGTTGTCAAGAATCTGAATTGACTTCATGATGCCGTTATAGACGGCTTTCTCTTGACAAAACCTCTCAGTCTTCTCTACGATCCATTCCAAATCAGTTTTTGGATCGTAGGTTAGGATACCAATGGTTCCCTTGACGGCGTCATATAGATTTTGATCTACGCCATTCTTAGAATCCAGATCAATCAGCAAAGTCTCAACTGTAGGAAACTTGTTAAACTTATGGACATAGGACTCAATGAGCTCAAACAGGATTCTGTCAGCC